GAGGTCGGAAAACGAAAGTAGGAAGAAAACTGCTTCGTTTTCCTCCTACTCGATTGCTCTTTTCCCGATTTACCCCGAAATTTGCGTTCTGTGCCGCTTACGTGGTAAGCACGTAAAACTATCCCCGAAAACAATTTGAGCCGTTTCTGCGGCAAATTCGCATGAAATAAGGCTATTTTTTGTTGTACAGCACGTAATCAATAACCCTGCGGTTGGCTTCATCTACCCTCGATAGGTCTGCATTGATGTAGGTATCAGTTACCCGGACACCGAACGAGTGACCCAGCGCAAGCGACACCACGTCCTTCTGTATACCAAGATTGAAGGCGATAGATGCCCACGTATGGCGAGCGTAGTACGTAGTAAGCCCTGGGCGAACCTTTGCGAGTTTCTTGTTTATCATAACCGTTGCAGAATCAACATTTTTGAAATGCTCCGAGAAACGAAGCAGCTTCTTTTCCCCTTTGTACTTCTCGATGATGCGGAGAGCTTCTGGATGAAGAAGGATAGAGTAATGCCTACCAGTTTTCGCCCGGTCGTATTCCAGTCTGCCACGGACGATATTCTCCTTTGTCAAGGCAAACAAGTCACGCACATTGATACCAATCAGCAGGAACATCAGCAGGAACATGTCGACCAGTTCATCACCACCAGCTTCGAAGATAGAGCGGATTTCATCAACCGACAAATCTCGCTTTTTCGTTGTCTCAAGCCGGAGACTGTACCTGCGGAAGGGGTAGTTTTTCGTCTGCTCATTATCTATCGCCAAGTTGAAGACAGCAGCGATACAGAGCATCCTGCTGGTTCTGGTATTCCTGGACAAGCCTTCCTTTGCCATGAACGCATCGAAGTCCTCAAGCCAAGAGCGGTTAATCTCATCGTATGTAAGCAGAGCCGCTTTTTCCTTCCCGATGAAAGCTTCAATCTTTGCCCAAGTGTACTTGTATCTGTTTATAGTATTTTCTTTCAGATTCCTTCCCTCGTAGGCAATGAAGCCATCACGAAGCAGGGCGACCTTTTCCCTTGCAGGCTCGGCTTCAAGCATGATTAAGTCCCGGAGTTCCCTAGCCGTAATATCGCCCCGGTATGTTTCCCTGCATTGCGCCTTCATCATCATTCTATTATAAAAATTCAGACGGTCAAGAAGGAAGTCGTTGATAGCATCACGATCCGGACGCTTGCGCACCTTGCAAGCCCTTTTATCCCATTCATCCTTCTTGCAGTATTGATTGAGGGATATGAAGGCAGTCCCACCGTGATGGTTGACGGCAAGCCGGATGGAGAACGTGCCATCCTGCCTTTTTACCCTCGTATCTAGATATAATCTCAGTGTTGCCATAATTCCGTGCAGTATTTATTCAGTTTATTTTCAGCGTTAAGAGCCGCGATTGTGCAACATGGTGCATAATTGCTACATTTTCAAGTTATCCCAGCATTAAAGAACCCCTTTAAATACTGGGAAAACCAGTAAAGTTGTACTTAAAATCATAACGTATGTTCTAAATAATTGAAAATTAAAAACTTATGCAGACTGCTTTTTCCTTGTGCAGTTTTTATTCAGGTTTTTCACGATTTCGGGCGTGAAGCCAGTTGCATAGAACTCTCCCGAGCCAAGGAGCAGCCAGTATGGGTTGATGTGGTAATCACGTACCAGGAACTGAACCCAAGACGGACGAAAGCGACCGTAGTACTCGGCAGGCTTTTCTCGCAGGGACATGATGTTCCAGCGGTTGATACCATACCGGTCTGTTATTGTCTTCAGACCGCCAATGCAACCATCAGCCTTCAGGCGGTCGATGGCAGAGAAGAAACGAACGACTATATCCACATCAGCGGACATCAGATTTTTATCTTCCATATTATTTTATCTTTTTGTAGGCACGACTGAAAACGCTTTCCAGCCTTGCCCGGTGGCTATTCAATCTTTGCGACCAGTCCTGCAACTGAGCCAGCGTTGGACGAGAAGTCAGCAGCCCATCCACCTCGGAAGGGGTGAGCACTGGCAGGTATTTCTCGTAGGCGAGAAGAACACTAAGATACTTCATTCAAACACGAATTGCCGAGGTTGTTTCTTTCTTTTAATTTCATCAAAGCCACCTTTGGCAACATCAGCTAGACTTTTGTAGGTATAGAATGATGAGGATGGAAGAAACCCTTTTTTGTTTTCGATGGTAACACCTTCTGTGGATGGGATAAAGAGGAAACCTTCTACCTTTCCAGTTGTTACCTCGTTTCCGTCAATCGTGTCGTCAAGCCTGTAAGTCCTACCCTTTTCTTCACCTTCAAGTGAGACAAGAAATTTGAGCGTTCTTTGAAGTTCGTTTCTTCCACGAAACCTAAGATAGAAAGATTCAATCATCTTAGCTGAATTAACATTGTTTATCTGCCAGTAATACACCGTGTCTTTTTGCGGCTCAAAAACGGTGTAGCTAATAACTGGAGAAACGTCATAACTCCTAGATAGAAGTGTTTGCGAACGCACACCCACGCACGCAAGCGCAAGCACGAATAACATTATTATCTTTTTCATATTACTTTTCGTTTAAATGATTAATATTTCTTTCGTAGAACTCATTCCAAGCCTTTTTCTTGATGAAGACGAAGAAGAGCAGCAGCCCTAGGGCGACCATCAGCAGCTGCAGCGGCTGGCGAAAAACACCGAACCCGAAAGAACGCTGGAAGTCGATGCAGAATGAAATCAGCACTCCGTAGGTAGCGAACGCTCGATGCACCCAGCAGAACCCATAGGCAAGGCTGACGATGATCCAGGCAATGAAGCCGAAGAACGAGCAGTCGAATATCCACTCCGTGAGTTTTACCCGAATGCCGAACGAGAGCAGAGTGCAGTGAACCAGCATTACAAGCGCACCCACTGGAGGGATGATGCCTATTATCAACCTGCTGGCTTTCCATAGCCAGCTTTTCCCGAGAGCGGCAAGAAGAACCTTCTCCTTCCTCTCTATGAAATCCTCGTCTTTCATCGTTACTTAGAATTTTAGTTGATATTGTACCTGGAGCGAGAACTAAAGTTCACGCAACCACTTCTCGCCCGATTTCGTCTTAGACCAAATCACGAGACCTGTGCCGATAACCGCACCTATGAACATAAATAAAGTTGCTAGTTCCATAATCTAAAGCAAGTTATTTTGTCTAAGCCATTTTTTTCCGTTTCTAGTGAGACAGAATGCGAGGAACACCATACAAGGCACTCCCACAAACAAGAAAGCTAAATATACTCCCATAACTTATTTCTCCTTTTCCTTTTTGCCCTTTCCATCCTTTTTGTTGCTGAGTACGAGACCCACGACCAAGCAGAGGAAGGCTAGGGCGATTCCAACTATATAAATTAATACTTTATCCTCGAAATCCTTGAATAGCGAACTAATCACGACACCAGTCAAGATATATTTCGACACATCAACGAAGTACGAGCCTAATTTTTCTATCCACATTGCGCTGCAAAGTTACAAAATTATTTCGGTCCGACAATGGCAAGAAGGGTTTCAATTTGCTTTCGAAGAAAGGAATTTTCACTTTCGAGTCTTTCAACTTTTGCCATCAAAACCGATTCCAGTATAGTTGAAGGCTTTTGTTCTTCTGAAGGCTCAGGTTGATCTAAAAGAAAATTAGAATCAGTCCCTATCTCCTCTTTGTACTTTTGAATTACATCTTCAACCTTTTGGGCAAAATCAAGTTTGACACTTTTTGCTCCTAGCCTTCCGCTTAGATTTTGAGGGCTAGTCCCCAAAGCTGCGGCTATATAATTTAGAGGTATTCCGTATGATTTGATACGTCTTTTCAGTCCCTCACCAGTTACGCAATAATGCATCTTTTCGTCAATCATTACTTGCTTTATTTTGTCAGGTATTGGAGGAGCACATTTTGAAACCGCATTTTTGACCCTTTCGACAAAATCGGCACTAACTCTTTCCTTTATCATCTTTGAACGAACATTTTGTGGGCTGGTGTCTAATTCCCTCGCTATATCGCTCATCGTAAGCCCAGAGTATTCAACATACCTTCTTAGCTCCATTCCAGTCATATTATTTACCTCCTATTATTGATAGCAGTTGGTCTATGCGTTTATTTGCTTTTTCCACCTCTTGGCATTTGTCCTCGTATAGCTTCTTCCAAAGAGCTACTTCCGCATCGTTTCCTATGGTCTGAGTGACCCCCTTGCTATTCGATGCATTGGTATTAGATCCAATGATGCCAGCACCAACTTCGGATGGACTTGCAACCGTTGGAGAGAACATCGGTTCGATACCTTTTTCCAGCCAGTCAACCGAGACGTTCAGAGCGTGGGCGATTTTGTAAATTACACGGTCGGACAATGAAGCTTTGCCTGCTAAAGACCTCGAAAGGTTTGCGGAATTTACTCCACATTTATCCGCCAACTTGTTGATGGATAGCCCATTCTTCTTTCTAATTTCTGTAATTCTGTTTATTACTTCTTCATTTGTATTCATATCGAACTAATTTAAAATAATGTAAAATAGTTTACAATAGAATTAAAACAAGTTAAAATAATGCAGTTTTATTGTGTTTTACTTGCATATTAAACTGAATTAAACTATCTTTGCAACCGAATTACACAATGAGTTTAAAAACTCTTTGGCAAAGATAAACAAAATAATTTAAAATACAAAGAAAATGGGAGAAAATTTTAATTATGATTTTCGAACCCCACTGCAGAAGCAGCAGGACGAAAGAAAGAAGAACATCATAGCGATGTTTGCAGATTTCCGAGCAAAGGCACCTGCCGAGACCTCAGACAGCAGAATAATGCTCGCAGTTTCACAGCGTGTTGGTTGCACCCAGCAGAACGTGCGTGTTATCCTCATTAAGGCTGGATTGGTAACACCAAAGAAGAGACGTGCAGCCGTGCGCAAAAATCAAGTAGAACCAATTTAAACATTCAGAGCGTATGAAGAAGTTTATCGAGATTATCACAAGTGACGAAGTATTATCCCTGGCAGTTGCCATCGCATTAGTAACTTTAATTTTCTGGAGGGCTTAGTTATGACGAACGAAGAACCAAAGGTAGCAGACGCAGGCAGATACACCATGACAGAAACCTGCAAGGTACTGGGCATCCATCGCAACACCCTGCGCAGATGGTTGCAGGCTGGTAAGATTAAGGTCAAGTTCCGCAGAATCGACAACCGCAAGGTTTTCGAGGGCAGCGAGATTAAAAAAGTCTGGAGGATTGCACTATGAGCAAGTTATCAATCAATATGCGCAGGATGATCGTGAAGTACACAGACATCTGCTGGCTTATCACTAACTGGAAGGCGAACCGCAAGACCAGAAAGCAATGTGAACTGAACAACAAGTGCTATTTGGAGGCAGAGCGAAGAATCCAGTACCGAGAGTTTGAAGGCAACCTTTGCTTGGCACTGGATAACATACCGCTCATACCACTGGACGGAATTGGCGGCAACGAGGTATTGAAGTCGTGCCGTGAGACTTTCCAAAGTTACATATTCTCTCAGAGAGGAGGTAACAAATGAGGAAGATTATCAAACAATGCGAAGAGGCAATGTACGATGCCATCTGGATGGAGTTAGACCGTGATCCACAGCGACCAGCGGTTGCTAGGGTAGACATCAAGACCAAGGCAGGCAACATCTGCGTATGGTGCGACAGAACCGGGAACACAGCGGTCGTTTCGCACAAGAATAACAACAACGACAGCGAGCGGCTGGAGGAAGCTATCGAGGGTTGCGTCAACTATCAAGACGTGATGGACGACTGGCTGGAAGAGAACAGCCAATACGCAGACCAAGACCCGATGGACGCCTTCGAGGAAAGCAGGCTCGACAGCCTTATGGCTCAACTGGTTTGATTACGATGTTAAACAATTATTATATGGCTTTCTGCAGCGGCAGGGCAAAGGGCGCACGCAAAACTTATTTTCCAAAGGTTATCTAATTAGTTGTTTTTACCATGTTATGCGGAAACGACAGCGTGCGCCCTGCAACGGAAGGGCATCCACCAGCAGGCAAGGGTGGGGTAGCAATCAACTGGGGTTCGAATCCCCAGCCTTCCACTAGAGTTAATGAACAATAAGTCGAACAATAAAAAGAACGATTATGGAAAATGAAATTATCAATGTGAGTGGTGGCGAAATGCTGGAAGCTATCAACCGCTCGGAGATTGACGGACAGATTGCCACAGCGCACAAGTTCCCTAGAGACATCATGCAATGCAAGCAGAATATGGTAGCACTGGCAGCGATGGACGATGATGTTGCATACAATTGCTTCTATCACCTAGAGCGCAAGGGCAAGGATGGTCAGGTATCGGTTATTGAGGGTCCTAGCGTGAGATTTACAGAAATCATTTCCGCATGTTGGAAGAACCTGCGTATCGCTGGTCGCATCATCGCAAACGATGGCAAGACCATTACAGCGCAGGGTGTTTGCCACGACCTTGAGAGCAACGTTGCCTACTCCGTGGAAGTTAAGCGCAGCATTCTGACATCGAAGGGCTACACCTTCTCGCAGGACATGCAGGTGGTAGTTGGCAATGCAGCCGTGGCGATTGCCCAGCGTAACGCAATCTGCAAGGTCGTACCGCAGGTATTGATTGCAAGCGTGGTGAAGGAAGTGCAGGCGAAGGCACTCGAGCACATAAAGCAGACTGGCGTCAAGAGCCAGTGGAAGAGCTGTGTAGCCTGCTTCCAAGTATACCAGGTGACAGACCTTATGCTTCTTGACTACCTGGGCAAGAAATCAGCCGAGGAAGTCACAGCAGAGGACATTCAGAAGCTGGCTGGTGTATACAACGCCATCAAAGAAGGTACGACCACCGTAGAGGAGTCCTTCAAGAAGCCAAAGCAGCAGGAAGCCATCGCACAGCAGGCGCAGGCAGCAGCCGATGATGCCAAGAATAAGGCGCAGAAGGCTATGAACCGCAGCCAAGGCAAGACTGGTGCAGCCGCAAAGAAATAGTTTTTATAACGTTAAGCCCGAACCGCCACGGCACAACCTATGGGGTGGGCTCCCATCATAACCTACCAAGGGAAGCCGTGGCAACTATTAAACATTCAGTAAAAATTATGGCAGAAAAAGAAAACAATCAGAAACACAAGAGCACCATCGACAAATATTTCAGTAGAACCGCAGACGCCTACAAGGCATGGGCAGAAGAAGCCGAAGAAGAAAGAAACTATCTGCAGGTTGCGGCTGAGATTACTGGAGATACAGACGATAACGGGAACAAGGGATTCGATTTTCATATTGCCTACCACGGTACAACCAATTTCCTCGCAAGCGGAATTGCACAAACGATGGAAAAGAACGAATTTCTTCGCCAGCTTATTTTTGAGGCAGCAAGTAAGTACTTTTACGCAAACGATAAAAATAAAAGACAATGAAACAGATAATCAAATACAAAAGCAGAGAGGAGTGGTTGCAGAACCGCTCGAAGGGAATAGGTGCATCAGAGGCAGGAACAGTACTGGGACTGAATCCATGGGAAACGCCATACCAGCTGTGGAGACGAAAGAAGGGTATCGACCCACCAAAGGTTGAGAACTTTGCGATGGTTGCAGGACACCTGCTGGAGGATGCCGTGGCGCAGTTCTTCAAGCGAGAGAGCCACTGCCACATCATTAAGGCGAGCACGGACGACTACACCATCACGAACACCGATACTCCGTATCTGAGAGTAAGTCCAGACCGCACCTTCTGGAGAACCGGGGCAACGCACAACGAAGCGAGCAAGAGCATCCTCGAGTGCAAGACAACGCAGATGCAGATAGATGCAGACGACCTTCCGAAACATTGGTTCTGCCAGCTTCAGATGAACCTAGGAGTGGGCGAATACAAGGATGGAGCACTTGCCTGGCTGACAGCAGGCAGGGAGTTCGGCTACCGTGACATCGACTTCGACCCCGAGTTCTTCGGATGGATGAGGGATGAGATAACCAAGTTCTGGCTGGACTACATTGTTGGAAACCAAGAGCCGCCAGCCTACAGCGCACAAGACGTTCTTCTGAAGTCGCCACTGCACAAGGCAGGAAAGGAGATTGAAGCAACAGCCGAAGTCGGGGATATGCTCATCGAGTTGAAGGACATCAAGGAGAAGGGCAAGGCACTGGAGAACCGACAGAAGGAAATCGAGGACAACTTGAAGCTTTTCTTCGGTGACGCTGAGAGCATCGTGGACGGAAACGGCAAGACGCTGGCAACGTGGAAAGCACCGAAGGCAAGCGAGAAGTTCGATGCCAAGGCTTTTCAGACAGACCATCCGGAGGAATGCGCTGCCTACATCAAGCAGGTGCAGGGAGCAAGAAGACTTCTCATCAAGTAAAGTCAGGGCTTATGGCTAGCGTTCCAATATCAAAGACCGACCTAAGGAATATAATTTCCCAACTGGAGAATTATATTTCCCTAGGTGGGAAAGTGACAGCTCCGACCGACACAAGCCAGCGGAACAAAATCCGTATGGCCACAGTCTTAAAACGGAAGCTGGAAAAGAAATTATCATTATCAGAATAAAACATCATGAACGATTCATTCATCTTATACACATCATACTACGCTCTTATCGAGGGGCTGACCGATGAACAACTCGGGCAACTGACGAGAGCGATATTTCTCTACGCAAGGGATGGGGAGACTATAAATCTCGAACCAGTCGTGCGTATGGCTTTCGGTTTTATCGTTGACGATATGAAACGGAATAAAGCCAAGTACGAAGAGAAGGTAGAACGATGGCGAGCCAATGGCAAGAAGGGTGGCAGACCAAGAAAAAACCAAGAGGATAAACAAAAACCAATTGGTTTAGATAAAAACCAAGAGGTTTCAGAAATAACCAAACAAAACCAAGAGGTTTTTTCAAAAACCTTATATGATAATGATAATGTATATGTAAATGATAATGTTTATGATAATGTAGATGTTAATGATGTTTCTAAAGAAACAAATATATTAGAACCTTCTAAAGAAGGTATTCAGAGTGCATTGGTCAAGACCGAAGCACCCGGTGGCGGCAAGGTTTCGAAATCTCAAAAGATAGACTATGCTGCCGTCAAGGAATACTGGAACCGCAAGCATGATGAGACGAAGAGTGCGATGCCGCCTATTACGCTCATGACCGAGAACCGCAAGGTGATGGTTAAGGCAAGGGTTCGTCAATGCAAGGGAGACGTGAAAACTCTGTACCGGGTAATTGACATTGCGATGGCATCTGACTTCATGAACGGCAACAACAAGCACGGCTGGCTCGGCAAGTTCGACTGGATATTCGGTAATGAGCAGAACTTCGCAAAGGTGCTGGAAGGCAACTTCAACAACGAGCCAGCCACAAGCCAGCAGCCGCAATCGGCAGCAGTCAAGGCGCAGGATCCTGCGGCAACGGCAAGACCGAGCATCGGTGAACTCTACGAGCAAGCCAAGCACCAGCAGCCAGCGAGCCAGCAGAGCCAAGACGACAAGTTCCTGTGGGTAATCCAGCAGAACCTCGAAGACTTGAAGAAGAACCCAAACAACAAGCCTGCAAAGGATTCGCTGACAAGATACTACGAACGTGGAGTTCTTCAACGGCTGGGCATCGACTGGAAGCCCGAAAAATAACGAATGAGGGCAAAAATAGCCGCTCTGTGGCGTTTTTACGCTTCGGGCGGTAAATTATAAGGCAAACAGATTTTAAACACTTAAAACGAAAGAATTATGGCAAAAGAAGTAATTGTAATTAATGAACCGAGCGAATTAAGCAAGGATTTCGAGGAAGGTACACTTCTGAATGTAGAAGGTAAGGTTCTCAAAGTTAAGAATGATACTCGTAAAGAAAGTGGCTGCAATTTTTGCGCCCTTGATAAAAAGGAACTTGGCGAGTACTGTGCTTGCGCATTTTGTGCCGAGTGTCACTTTATAGAGATTGAAAGCCATGAATGAGTTATTTTTCCACGAATGCAGAGCCGCAGGGCTCGTATTCAAGACCTCGGGCGACTGGTTCAAATGGCTGACCGATAACAGCTACGACATCAAGAAGCCAGTTGCGGAGCATGAAGGCTTCAAGTATAATATCAAGGATGAGTGCATCAATCCTCACGTAATCGAATATTCCGTAGAGGGTGCAGACAACTGGGGATGGAAGGTAACGACCGCCAACACCCAGTTCGGCTGGATATGGGGCTACAGCATTCAGAAGGGAAAGCACGGGTACGACAGCCCGGCAGGCTACCCGAGTAGATATGACACTCTCAGCATCTTCTACGGTAATGAGAAAGAAGCGGTTCAAGATGCTCTGACCTGCATCATCAGAGACCTCGAGAAGAATGCTGGAACCAAGAACACCAACCTCCTTCTCTGGGCGGCTAAGAAGAAGCGGGCAGACATCATTCATCCGCAGCAGGAACTTTTTAAATAGTTATCATAAACCGTATTGGCTATGAACAGAGTTGATATAAAACTTGTCCGTGAGTGTGGTCTTCATCATCTGTCAGTTGGCGACAGAGACATCTGGCTGGCAGATGATGAGGTAAAGGCTCTAGAATGTATCCTAAAGGATTACAATGCGGACACGAACAATTTTAAACGTAGATAAATGAAAAAGATAGAAATCATCAAGGACAATCATCATCATCACGTATTCGTTGGCAACACCGACTTCTGGCTCGATACAATGGAACTGATTGAGCTATACAAGAAACTCGGACAAGAGAAATTATAAACAATAAAAAACATTCAGTATGAAACAGAGAAGAGAAAACAATAAAAACATTCAGACAATGGAACAGAAAGAGATTGATATTTACGAAATACTCAAAGATGAAGAGCGTGGTACAGAGCTATACACGCCAATATGTGGAAGGGTGTGGCACAGTGGAATAGCAAACGACAAGGACAGCGCGAAAGCAATCTGGACTGAGGACGAAGCTGGAATAGAACACTTTTTCGACAAGAACGGAAAAGTCTCTAAAGAAGGAGAAGTTCTGCTCTTCCCTTCTAACGAAATGAGAGACTGGGGCAAGTTATTCAAGAAGGGAGACGTGCTTGTCAGTAAAGACAGAGAAGTACATATTATCTTTGAGAAGTTTGAGGATGATGCCTTCACAAAATTCAGAGGCAAGTATTATCTTTGGAAAGAATGTTATAATGAAGAAGTATTCCAAATGGAAACTTCTGTATTTGAGAAAGCCAGCGATGATGAAGCCCAGACCTACATCAATAACATCAATAAATGTTTTGGTGGAAAGCTGAACCGTGAAACTCTGGAGATTGAGAAGACGGAGAAACTTACGTTTGAAATCGGAAAACTCTACGTCTTCAATGAGGATGATGAGGACGGAGAGCTGACAATCATCGGCAAGCTCATCGACAAGGACGAAAGCGAAGATACGCTGACATTCGGCAACCAGTACGAAATCGAGAACGAGAAGTTCGTGACCGACCAAGCCTTCGACCTGCGAATCAGCGTGCACGATGAACTGCGAGAAGCAACAGAGGGCGAATATTGCACGTTCAAAGAGGCTTATACCCTCTGGGAGAAGACACCGAAGAAACCGATGAAGAAGCCAGCCTTCAAGACCTTTGACAAGGTGCTGGTAAGGCTCGGAAAAGAATTCAAGTGGCTTCCTGCGTTATTCATTCGTGACCGTGGAGAGAGTTTCACCAATAGATACAACGTCCTGCCTTTACATACCGGAAAGCCAGCAGACTTCACTCACTGCATCCCATTCGAGGGGCACGAGAATATTGTCTTCACTTCCTACGACATTGAGGATTTACCATTCTAAGACGTATGGCGAGCGAATTATGCAAGGCTTGCGATTCCGGGCGAAATTGCTTAAATGGCATCTATTGCCCGGAGCGCAAGCAATATGTAGAACATCAGGTAATACTTGAATGCAATGAGCGATTTCGCAACAAGGGAGAAGAACAGAACGTACTACCAGGAACACCGGGAACAGATCCTCAGAGCCACGAAGGAATGGCGAAAGAGAAACCGGGAAAAATACCGGGCGTATCAGAAAGATTACTGGAGTAAGCACTACCGGAACTACGGTACAAAGAACCGGGTAGCCGACAGAGCGATGCGTGAGAGGAAGAAGCCGGACGTAGAGAAGGCTCTTTCCATGTTCAAGAATCCGCAGCAGGCAGCGCATCTGGCATGGCTGCTCGAAAATAAAAAGAATAATCGGTCGTGAGTTCAATAATAGAGTTTTTAACCAGCGAGGACAGAAGGGGATGGCTCTCCTATCAAAACAAATAAACTTATAACATCTTGAAATTATGATAGGCGAGCCGGAAACGCATCTCCCGAAGTCTGACAACAAACAAAGAAAGCGAGGTGGTACATGAAGAAATAGAAAGAAGACGATGATATAATATTAATTATGCTTTTATCCTACGGCTGGCGGTGGAAGAAGGAAGAACCCTGCAACATATACATTTTGTTATTCATTTATTTTGCAAGCGCAGGCACAACTTCCGGAATCCCTGCCAGCTTTCTCTATCGCAACCAAAAAGAAGGGAAAGAAAGGGGTAGGGGAAAGATAGGGATAATAACGCATGTGTGCACGTACATGCGCACGTAAAGGGTGTTGGATAATAAACTACACCAGCAAAACAAAATAAACGCTTATACGCGAAATTTGAACAAAATAAGTACTTTAAAGAAAAAATGGAAAAAGGAACAGTTATAATCGGCATCGACCCCGACAACCAGGAAAGCGGTGTCGGAGCAGTATTTGACGACAAGAAGTTTCTCGCCTATAAAATGAACTTCCCAGCTTTGATTGACTACTTGAAGGCAATGAACGAGAGCTGCAAGAAGATTAAGGTCGTTATTGAAGGCGGCTGGCTCAACAAGAGCAACTGGCATGTGCTAAGTAAATTCATGACAGCAGTCAAGGCAGCAGCCATCGGGCGATCTACCGGAATGAACCATCAGACCGGAATCCTCATCGTTGAGTGCTGCAAGCATTACAATATACCCTACGAAATCATCAAGCCGCTAAAGAAGTGCTGGAAGGGTAAAGACGGAAAAATCACGCAGGATGAAATTGCTTATTTTGTAAGCGGAGGAGAAAAAATGCCGAGGATGAACCAAGACCAGAGAGACGCACTTCTACTCGCATGGGTGTGCGCAGGATACCCGGTCAAGGTGAAACCGCAGAAGACACAGACAACCCTGCAGAAGACCATCAGAGCCTTTGATGGATAAGATAAAACGAAGTGTTGAAAAAAGTTAAAAGTGAGCGAAGAACTAACAACTAAAGCAAAAAAGTAGTATCTTTGCGCCAGTGTTTATCAGGTAAGCACGAATTTCGAACTTAAAACAAGAAGAAAATGAAAACAGAAGAAATCAAGCTATCTCAGATTACCGAGAATGCCGGGAACCCGAGAACCATCACAGAGGAGAAGTTTAAGAAGTTAGTCAAGAGCCTTCTCGTATTCCCTAGAATGCTGACCCTTCGCCCTATTGTTGTTGATGAGACGATGACGGTGCTGGGTGGCAATATGCGCCTGCGTGCCCTCAAGCACATCGTGTCGATGGACTGGGATACCCTGCGTTTTACCATCAGCGATGGCGAGAAGTTCACGCAGGGCGAAGTTGATGCGCTCTTGAAGTACTGGGAGGGCTGGCGCAAGAAGCCAGTTGCAACCATCGTCAAGGCATCAGACCTCACGGAAGCACAGAAAAAAGAGTTCATCATCAAGGACAACGTGGGCTTTGGAGACTGGGATACCGATATGCTCAATAATGGTTGGAATACAGATTTGATCAAAGATTGGGGCATCGAAAGTTGGAAGTTGCAAGGTTGGGGCGGCACTAGTAATGCTACAAGTGGAGGCTCTAGCCAACAAGAGCCTGATGAAACGGAAAGTAGCATGGGCGATACTCCTGACGAGTTGCCAATTGAATTGCAGGGAAAAGACCTAACCCCAGATGAGTTGCCAAAGATAGAGGGCGATGACCAAACGGCTATGGAACGTATAATTATTACCTTCAAGTCAGAGGAACGGGATTATCTTGCAGCACTTCTTGGACTGGCTTCTATTGATAAGGTCTTATACTCTGTCGATGAGTTGAAAGACAAAAATGGAAGTGAAAATTGATTTTAAGCGTCAGAGAACGCATTTCGTAAGCGCACCTAGGTAAGTGTTAGCCTAGCTTATGAAAACGCAACAGATGCTAGATTCGTCAAAAATAACTAAATTATGCGCACGGAATGGAATGAAGAGCGGCTAAAGGACATAGCTAGGAGAAGTGGCGTGTCGCAAACGCTTGCAGACGTAAGCTATGGACGCTTTGTGTTTCATCATTCACCATCTAAGCTATTTTGTAGATGGTTTAATGGGGGGGCATTTCTGATTGCGGTTAAGAACAAATGGGCTTTCCGAATTATTGGGATTGCCTGTGTCAAGGAATGGCAGCGCAAGGGTGTTGGCTCATTATTGCTTTCTGTAGCCATAGATGAAGCAAGGAAGTGCGGCTATAAATTGATAGAAACTCGCTCAAAGGAAGGAGCGGAGTTCTATTGTCGCAAGGGCTTTGATGTGGTAGGCATGAAAGGTGGTGATTATTTGTTGAATTTGCAATTATGAACATTAGGAGCGATTATAACGAAAAAGAGCTGAAAAGAATAGCGAGTATTTAATGGAAAAATAATAAATATGGGATATTATCAGTCACCAAGATGGAGCAATGAGATTGCGGATTGTTCCATGCCAATGACATTTGACACGTACTCAAATTGTGCGTATGGATGTCTATATTGTTTTGCGCAGTTCCAAAGGGCACTTGGGGGCGCAAAGGAAGCGTACCTTCATAAGGATGTGAAGCCAGTAAACGTTGAGCACATCAAAAAAATGTTTACTGAGCCTGACAAATACGCTGGTCAGTTCGCTACATACATTAAAGACCGAAAGGTAATGCAGTGGGGTGGAATGAGCGACCAGTTTGACAACTTCGAGCGTAAGTTTGGCAAGACGCTTGAACTTCTTCGGTTCTTCAAGGATATAGATTATCCGCTTTGCTTTTCCACCAAGGCTACATGGTTTACTAAGGATGAGCGATACATGGACTTGATCAGAGGGCAGAAGAACTGGAACTTCAAGTTCTCTATTATCACGCTAGACCAACAGAAGGCACATGTAATCGAGAGGGGCGTAGATAGCCCGATAGAACGGCTTGCAGCCATAGAGCGTATCGCCAATGCGAATGCAGGTGGCGCAACGTTACGTCTTCGTCCATTCGTGATAGGTGTCAGCACTCCTACATACCTCGACTTGATACAAGAGGCACATAATAGAGGAGCAAGCGCAATGAGTACGGAGTTCTTCTGTGTGGAGCAACGGTCGCCAACCTTGAAGGCATTTATGCCAAAACTAAATGAATTGTGTGGCTTTGACGTGATGGCGTTCTACAAGAAGTATTCCGTATCTACAGGCTATCTTCGATTAAACCGAAAGGTAAAAGAGCCTTTCATGCGAAATATGAAGGCTTTGACCGAGAAGATAGGAATGCGTTTCTATGTAAGTGACGCTCACTTCAAGGAATTATGCTGTAACGGCTCTTGTTGTGGTCTTCCATCTGACTGGAACTATTCTAAGGGGCAATGGTGCGAAGCCTTGCAGCTAGCCAAGAAGAACGGACACGTATCTTGGAATGAGGTGCGTCACGACATCGAGGAACTTCATCAGTATGATTGGGGTAGGGCGCAAGGTTATAACTGCAACAGCAGCGAGAAGCGTGCGAAGTTTATGGGGATGACCATGGCAGAGTACATGAGATACCTTTGGAATAATCCGCAGAATGGTCAATCCCCATACAAGCTATTCGAGGGCGCAATGGTACCAGATGGTAAGGATGTAAACGGAAATATCATATACCGTTACAACGGTGCTAAATTCTAAAGCCTATGCCACAAGGTAATAACAACAAACATCGAGCGCAGAAAATCGACATCGAGAACCGCCTGCAGATTATCGCACCCCTATACCGCAAGGGATGGACGGAACGAGAAATCACGGCAGAGGTTCGCAAGCGGCTCGACAGACCGAAATACAATCAGGCGCACTGCGACATTCAGCGGTTATTGAAGGAGTGGAGGGAAGAGAGACTGACCAACACAGACGAGAAAATAACCAGCGAGGTGGCAAGGTTGAAGCTGGTGATACGTGAAGCGTGGGAAGCCTGGGAGAAATCCAAAGAGGACTACCACGAAAAGACAGCGACCCAGCAGGGGCTGCCAATCGTAGATGAGCGAGGAAAGCAGATCTCAATCGAGACCGTTAAGGCGATAATGTACGATGCCGAGAAGCGAGGATTCGGAGAACCACGCTACCTCGACATCATCCTAAAGGCAGAGACGCAGATTTGCAAGCTGCTCGGACTTGATAAGGTCGTGCTCGACCTGAACGCAGGCTTTCAAGGCGGCATCGAGGTACGATACATCAACTCGGGACACCAGTGTGCATCCAGCGAGCAGGAAGTAATCGAGCGTGAGGGATTGGACAAAGAATAATTTTTTACCATAATTTTGTTTTAAGTTTTATTGTTTGTAAGAATGGCACTATTTGACGTTATTGGTGAACTGTATGACCCGAATGCGGACGTGAAGCCAAGGTTTCTTGTGAACCAAGGAGGGACGTCCTCGGGCAAGACATACACCATTATGCAGCGTCTTATAGTGCTTTCTTTTGAGCACCCCATGGCAATTATCACGGTGTGCGGTCAAGACCTCCCGAACTTGAAGGTGGGAGCCATGCGAGACCTCGACACCATCCTGCACACAAGGGCAGAGTTGCTGGACTGGTTCAAGAACAACAAGAGCGACAGCAGCTACCGAGGAAAGAACGGCTCAATCATCGAGTTCAAAAGCTACAAGGATGCGCAGGACGCTAAGAACGGTAAGCGAGACTATCTGTTCGTGAACGAGGCGAACGGTGTGCCCTACGAAGTATTTTGGCAGCTTGCCATCCGAACACGAAAGCAGGTATTCATCGACTACAATCCAAGCGCACGCTTCTGGGTGCACAACAACATCATCGGCAGGGATGACTGCCGGCTGATCCTAAGTGACCACCGAAACAACCGATTCCTGACTGAGCAGGAGCACAAGAAAATTGAAGAGATTGACGACCCAGAACTGTGGCGAGTGTATGCGCGTGGACTGACCGGAAAGATAACCGGGCTTATCTTCACTAACTGGGGCATCGTTGACAAGCTGCCACCGCGTGAGGAGTGGAAGATGGAATGCAGGGGTATGGACTTCGGATTCACCAACGACCCAACTGCGCTGGAGCACGTTATATTGGCGCACGGAGAGTTATGGGTGGACGAAGAAATCTACCAGCCTGGAATGACGAACGATGACATCGCAGACCGATGCAAGGAACAAGGACGGACGAAACGAGACCTTATCATTGCGGATTCGGCAGAGCCTAAGAGCATTCAGGAGATACACAACCGAGGGCTGTGGATAATCGGCAGCACCAAGGGAGCGGACAGCATCAACAACGGCATCGACATCTTGAAGCGTTTTCGCATCAACATAACCAGACGCAGCCACGGCATCATCGGGAACATGCAGCAATACAAGTGGAAGAAGTCAAGGGATGGAGAGACCACGAACCAGCCTATAGACGCATTTAATCACGGCATAGACGCAATACGATACGTAGCCTTGAAGAAGTTATCAGTAGCAAGCCATGGAACGGCTAGGGCGCACGTATTGAGGCAAAGATAACGACAAAAAATATAAAGCGTATGGATAAGAACACAACATTCAAGTACTGGCTGGCAGTGGCAAGGCACACCAGCTATAAAATCGGCAAGCAGCCACGACCAGCGTTTGTCGGAGGGAAACAAGTGCCCGACAATCTCAACCAGCTATCAATCGGACAGCTAATAGACCTTTCCCAGCTATCAGACAGCGAGGAAAGTCTGTATCAGATAGTGACAACCGTCCTCGGTCTGAGCCACAAGGAAGTGGAGCAGGCTAGGGCGGTTGATGTCGTTATGCTCATCGGCTGGGTAACAGCAGAGGTCGAGCGCATCAACAAGCTCTTCGAGAGCACAGACACAGCGAAGCCAACACGACTGGAGAAGGAGGCAGGCATCGATACCCTGCGGTTCGGACTGTTCGGCATGCTGGACTGGTATGCGGTAAGGATGGGCATCAGCGACCACGACCAAGTGTTGAAGACACCATGGCTTCGCATCTACAAGTGCATGGAAATGGACAACAAGAGAAGCGTGTACGAGAGGAACCTGCAGAAGTTGCAGGCAGAGGAAATGAAACGTAAATCTAGATAATTATGGCAACAATCAGAGAAACATTGAAGCAGTTGGCAGCAGACACGCTACCAGACTACACCTACCTTTTCGAGGACTGGGACACAGCGGACACCAAGCTGGAGAAACTGAACTATCCGGCAATCGTGTGCATCATCCCAGCCAGCGGCACGACAGAGATACGCAACGGCAAAGTATACGACACCGTGAACGTTGCCCTGGCGTATCTAGACACCGTACCGAGGGGAGCGGAAGGAGAAGACAACGGAGAGTGCATCGACCGAATGAAGGTGGCAGGGGCAAGGATGATACGAGCCATCAACCAGTCGCACCAGTTCGAACCATTGGAAGGGCAGCAGTACTACGAGACCATCATCGAGCGTTTGAGCACGATCGTGTCGGGCGTAATGTACTCCCTGCAACTGACACAGAGAATAGGAGGGTGTGAGGTATGAGCAAGGGAGGTATTCAATTCGACCCCAAGGCGGCATCGCTCATCATGCGTGAGGAAGTGGAGAGAGCACGGCAACTTATCATCAACCACATACGTATCAACGGACAGAACGCATCAGGGCGAACGATTGCGAGCCTAAAGGTGGAGCAGCCCAGCGAGGAAGAAACCATCCTCTGGGGACACAAGCCATTCGGAGTTCTCGAGACCGGACGAAGGGCAGGAAAGATACCATACGGCTTCCGTGGCATCATCCGGCAGTGGATGAAGGACAAGGGACTGCACGGCAGACCTATCCCCTACAAGACCAAGCGGCAGCACAAGTATACACCACAAGAGCGTGGCGACATGAGCATGGCAGGAGCCATCGCCCACACCATCGCCAACAAGGGTTCTAAACTGCACCGGACGGGCGGCAGGGCTGACGTATACAGCAACGTTGTGCCCGACACGATGAAACGGCTCGGGCAGAGGCTTATTTTCTTAATCCACCAGTCGGTGGGAAGTATCAAACTAAACAATGAGACGGTATGAGACAGACAGAGAACAACGGATATTCTTTTTTCTATCCCGATGAAGTGTGCTTCGCCTTCTTGCCTTGCATCATAAGAGCGAGTGGAAGCAACCTATCGTGGATTGAGGTAACAATCAGATGGGGTAACACAGAACGAGCCTACAATGTCGAGGCGTTCAACGGAAAGTGCATTACAGACTCCAGGGCATACGTACAAGCCTTTTTCGATGGACGCATCAATGCAGGCGTGGACTGGACGTTGAACTATGACGCCAGCATCTTATCCCGGCACATAAGTGTTAAGGTTAACGCATACGATGACAGAGACGGACAGCTTGCGAGCATCGAATTCACTACGAATGTGGTATGGGGTGCGCCAAGGTTCGGGGAGACCTGGAACGGCTACAAACGCCTTACGTGGTTCACCAACTATCCGTTCTCTTTTGGTATGTATTTAAGTAAGGCGAACACCAAACTGCTAATCGGTTACGAGGGAGCACCCAACAAACTGCTGGAGATTCCGACCACCGACATGATAGACTTCAATGCAATCATCTTACCGCGCGGTGCAAGGTACTGGAACATCTACGAATACGATGGAGAGATTCAGCAGGGAACTTTCGACAATACTTACGACCTTACTTTCAGTCTAGCCACCGGTGGCAAGCAGTCACTATTGCTGCGCATCGACAGAGACGATACCGAGAGCGGCATCTATCTGCGTTGGATTGACCGACACGGATTCATCCGCTATTGGCTCTTTGCGTCTGGGGAGGAAACGAGAGAGATTGCCAGCGACCTTAGTTTCATACGCAACAATCTGTGCGGATACAGCGACATATACGGCTACGTAGGCGACAGCGGAAGAAGGCAGGGATACGAGCGCACGGATTCAATCAAACTTTGTGCTCCGTTGGTTGACAGTGATACGTTCGATATGCTGCAAGACCTAGCCAGCAGCCCAGTCGTTGACATGTACCTAGGGGGAGACTGGACGCAAGAGGAAGACCAGTGGACGAGCGTAACAATCAAGGCAGGAAGCTACACGAAGAGTACAGCTTGCTTGCAGGATTTCGTGTGCGAAATGATCATTAACAACATTAACGTTCAGAGACTATGATAGACCAGCAACTTTACATTGACGGTGTTTTGATGGATTTGCCGGAGAGCACCGATGTGGTACTCGACATTAAGAGCAACCTTTTTCGTGACGTCACGAAAATGACATCGAACTACACGTACACCATCCAGTTGCCACGGACGGTGCACAACCTATCAGTTTTGCAGCAAGCTGACAGACCGAAGAGCGGCAGCAGATACCCTTTTATTTTCCACCAGTGCAGTTATTTCCGTGGAGCTGTGCAAATTATCAAAGACGGACGATTGAACGTGCTGAGCATCGAGGAAAGCATCGAGGTATCAATCTACTGGGGTATTATGCCAGCGTTCACGAAGCTACTGGAGAGCGGAATGAAACTGAACGAACTGGGAGTGACAGACAGAGTGCTTTTTGAAAAGTACAACAAACCAAACACCAGGGAGGAAGCCGTGAACAAGGGAATATTCTTTGCTTATTACAACCCATACCGAATTGAAAGCAAAGATAACTTTGGTATTAATCTGGTGCAGAGGAATAAGTATACCACGACACAATACTCGCCTAGCCGTGGACGCATCAGAACTGGCACAGAGGTAGGGAAATACATCAGCGGAAAGATAGAGAACGCATCGGACACAATTTGTGCTCTCATCCCCTTCTTGCCATCATCAACGGCAAAGGTGCAAGCGCAAGGAAAGGGCGATTACAGAAGCTATGCAGTACTGGATAAGTACATGCAGGTTATATCCGTGAGCGGAGAAGACGAAACTCTGGACGTATACACCATCAGAGGAGAGGCTAGAGCTGCATACCTCGTAGTGAATGCACCTGCCGAATATTACAGCACTCTGTCGCTATCAGTTACCGGGCTGACACCTATGCACGAAATGATAGATGGTGATAATAAGGAGGATTTCGTAGGCGATGATGTGGCGGTGGATGAATATAAAACGTCCCCAAAATTCTTGCAGCCATGTGTGACCGTAAACTGGCTATTGTCAAGGATAGCGAGGAAGTCGGGCGTATCTTTCGTTTGGCAGGATGATGAAGCAAAGAAGATGTTGAACAACCTTGTTGTGCCTATCATCAACAACAAGGCAGACGACAAGACTATCATCGGTGATCTGACCGCAGACGTTAAGAGCCGTGACGGACTGGGTCCGCTTTCCTTTTCCGTCAACAACTCATTGACATCAGTCACACCAAGCACTGGCAGCGATGTACAGAAACTGACGATAACGAAGGATTGCGAACTGACCTTTGATGTGCAAGTGCAATACTACGTCAGACATCAGTTTGAAGACGCAGCGGAGATTCAGTTGCCTATGGGCGTGAAAATGACCGTGACAACACCAAGCACTACTGGAGGTGAGGCATCCACGCAGGAATACGAGTTCGGAGATTTGAAATACGAGGATGGGCAGGTTAAGTACCCGGTCGTACTACGCAGCTATGCTATCGATGGCTATCTTTATTTACTTTCGGCAGGAACGAACACAATATCGCTAAAGAAGGACGATGTACTGACGTTTGAGACTATCATGCACGGAGTGAACACAGTTAACCTGCCTTCCGTTTATGGCGGCAAAATCACTGCGAGTGTCAAGAGTGGGGACAGCGTTCCGATTGGTGGAAGTTTCCCTATCGGCATAAACCTGCCTGAAATCGAGGTAACAAACTTCATTAAGTTTCTGGCTTTGATAACTGGCTCGTTCCCTAGGCAACTGACCAACAGCACGCAAGTGCAGTTTATCATGTTTACCAGAGTTTGGGCAAACAAGGCGAACGCCTACGACTGGAGCGGAAAACTCATTCCGTATGATCGCCAAGGCTCGCCACGAAAAAGCGAGTATTCCGTTTCCGACTTCAGGCAGCACAACCGCTACAAGTGGAAGGAAGACGAAGAGACAACCGGGGACTATGATGCAGACCTCGCAATCAGCAATCAGACTTTGGACTATGAGCAGGACACGTGGACGCTACCTTTTGCAGCCAGCGATGACAACCGCATACCGATAAGAACACTGGATTCTTTCGGCATGAAGAATTGTGGAGAGTATAAGGGATGCAAGGAGCGAATAATGACGCTTAGGGATGATAAGGAGCAAGCGGCACTGCGATTCGGTATTGACCTTCAGAACATATTCGATACGAAGTACAAGCAGCTTGCAGCAAGCATCGCCAGGGCGCACGTAATCACAGAGCGGCTCAATCTTTCGGACTTGGATATTCTGGACTTTGATGAAACGAAGCCAGTGTACCTTGCACAGTATGGCGCATATTTCGCAGTTCTCGAAATCAAGACAACAAGCAGCGGATATTGCGAGGTTACAATGATAGAGTTGAACAATTAAACAAAGAAACAATGACAACAGAAGAACAGAAGATACTTGACATCAAGGTCAAGTACGAGGATGCAATCTATGGCATCATCAGATACAAGGAAAAGATAGACCAGTTGAAGGCAAGCATCAAGGACTTGCAGCAGCAGGAAAAAGACGGCACTATATCACGCAACGAATACAAGGTGCAGACGGAAGCCATCAACGCAACCATCAAAGAGTACCAGTACAACGTGCGTGCCCTGCAGAAGGAGGTGCAGAACAGCATCAGACAAGAGGAACAGCAGGAAGGCAGTCTAAAGTCGATGCGTGCAGAACTTTCGAACCTAACCAAGGCTTATTCGGAAATGAGTAAGGCAGAGAGAGATAGTGCAAAGGGCAAGGAACTGCAAAACCACATCAACGCTTTGACGGACGACATCAAGGAGGTGGAAGAGGGTATCCAGCTATACCAGAGAAGCGTAGGTAACTACAAGAACGCAATCACGGAAGCCATCTTCGGCAACTCTCGCTTTGGCGCATCCCTCCAAGCTATCGTGGATATGGCAGGAAAGAGTGACGGACTAATCGGGCAGCTATCAACGAGGATAGGAGCATTCAAAACAACCGTTCTCGGACTTTTTACAAATCCTTATTTCCTCGCCATGGCAGGTGTGGCAGGTGTCGGAATGGCTTTCAAATGGTTCTATGACTACAACAAGGGATTGATGGAAGCCACACGACTGACAAAGGAATTCACTGGCTACACCGGGGAAGCATTGGAGACGATGAGGAACAGCATCGCAGCCACAGCGGACACGATGGGAAAGGATTTCAAGGACGTTCTAGGAACGGCTGACAACATTATGGCTAATTTCCATCTATCGGGCGAGCAGGCGATGGACGTAATCAACAAGGGTTTTGCGAGCGGTGCAGACCTATCGGGCGATATGTTGCAGAAGATACAGCAGTATGCGCCTACCTTCCACGATGCAGGAATATCGGCAGACCAGATGGTGGCTATCATCCAGCAGACACGTAGCGGTATCTTCAGCGACAAGGGTCTCGACATCATCGATATGGCGAGCAAGAAAATTCGTGAGATGAGCAGCGGCACGGCTTCCAGCCTTGATGCTATCGGTATTTCAAGCAAGCAAGTGCAGGAAGACCTAGCCAAAGGAACGAAAAGTACCTTCGATATTATCCAAGAGGTCAGCACGAAGATGAAGGACTTCGGAGCGGACAGCCAGCAGGTGGGCGATGTTCTGAAAAACGTCTTCGGTAAGCAGGGAGCGCAAGCAGGTATTCAGCTTATCGAGCAACTAGATACGATGAGCACCAGCCTTGACGAAGTGAAGAAGCAGACTGGAGCATGGGGAGATGTGCAGCTGGAGAACATCAAGTTGCAAAAGGAACTGAACACCTATATGAGTTCTATGTTCGATTTCAGTCAAAAGGGCTTTGCATCAATCATCACGGCAGGAAAGCAATTCGGCACAAAGATTCTCATACAGATAATGAAGGGTTTGTTCAATACTATCAACTACTTCATTGACTGGTACAATGAGAGCCTTCTTCTTCGAGGGGTAATTAATGCACTCGGCACAAGTTTTCGCTTGATGTGGAACGCAATCAAACTTGTATGCAATCTAGCAATAGACGCATTCAAGAGGATGGGTTTTGCAGCCAAGGGCATGCTTGATATTCTCGAAGGTATCGTTACATTCGACCTATCCAAGGCACAGAAGGGATTCAAGGAGATATTCGACATTTCCGGCACTATCAAGGAAGCATGGCACGACATCAAGAACGCTGGCATAGAGATAGGCAATTCCTTCGCTGACGGATTCGAGAACACCGTCAATGGAAGACTGAACCATCTGAAACTTGCGAACCTAGACGGTGGAGCGACCAGCAGCGAGCCAACGAACGGAAACAAGGGAACGACACCAGCAGCCAAGGGAAGCACTGCCAAGACAAAGGCACAGATAGCCAAGGAGAAAGCGGAAGCAAAGGCAGAGGCAGAGCGCAGGAAGAAGCAGGAGAAAGAATTGCAGGCACAGATTGCACTTATACAGTTTCAGTACAACGAGCAGGTAATGGACGCAAAGAAGCGATACCTTGCAGGTATGTACGACAACGAGCGAGACTACAGCAACGACCTCGAACAGCTGGAGAAGGACATGGTAGCGAGGAGCATTGACGCATACGTGGCGGCAGGGCAAATCGGAGCGGAAAAGGCGCAGGAAATGCAGGCAAAACTGCTCGACATCATGATTAAGGCGAAAGAGGACATGAAGAACCAAGCCAAGGAGATTGTGGACGAAATCAACAAGGAGTTCGAGGAAGCAGAGAAGGCACGCAAGGATGCAAATATATTGGGTGGTGGCACTAGCGATGAGGAGAACGACAACGCAGCCAAGTTGGAGCGGTATAGGGCTTTCCTGGAGCAGAAACTTGCAATGACCCAAGAGAACACGGAAGCGCAGAAGCAGCTCCAGCAGCAACTCCACGACACAGAGGTACAGCTGGCAGACGATTCGAACAAGAAGCAGCAACAGAAAATCGGTGAACGCCAGCAGATGATGGCTGACATGATTTCTACGCTGGGCGATGGACTGTCTAGTTTCTTCAATGAGCAAGACAAATCCTTCCACAACTTCTTGAAATCCATGCTCACATCTTTGCTTGATGCGATCGAGATGGCAATCACGGCTTATTACGCACAGATGTTGGCACATGAGCTGGCAGAAAAGTCGTGGTTTGGCGTTGCCAGTGCAGCAGGCATGATGGCATTAACCAAGGCAGCATTTGCCGGAGCGAAAGCAGCCGTCAAGGGATTTTCCACTGGTGGCTACGTCCAAGGCTCTGGAACCGGAACGAGCGACAGCATCCCGGCAAGGCTCTCAAATGGAGAGAGCGTAATGACCGCCAAGGCGACTTCGATGTTCAGCCCGATATTATCCGCATTCAACCAGCTAGGCGGTGGCGTGCCTATCGTAGTAAACAACGGAGGCAGCAACATCGGCATGGATATGCTGGCGGCAGCTGTAGCAAGAGGGTATCAGATGGCTCCTCAGCCAGTAGTGAGCGTTGAGGAGATAAACCGAACCCAGCGTAGAGTGCAGACGATAGAGAATATCGGCAGGATTTAAAGTGTAGTTATTTCTTTAAGATTTGCGTTCTGCGCGGTTTTCGCTTAAAGGTGGTAAAGTTACACACCCAAGGTAATAAAAGCCGCTTAGAACGCAAAATTTCGGCTTGTTTAGAAAAATTAACTGCTTATGAGATAAACATATCGAAAAATGTCTTATCTTTGCAGCGTTTTAAAACTTAAAAATCACGATTCAATGGCAAAACTCAGAATATACAACGACATCGACAGCCAAGACAACAAGTTTTGGTATCAATGGTGGGGTGGCGATTGTGTCTGCTTTCAGGATATAGATGCTTTTGCAGCAAGCATACCGAAAGACGATGACACCATCAACATGCGTATCTTCTGCAATGGCGGTTCTGTAGTTGAAGGCTGGGCGATTTACGACCGACTGCGACAGAGCGGAAAGAAGATTTCCTGCACCGTTGAGGGCAAGGCAGCATCCATGGCGACAATCATCATGCTTGCAGCACCAAAGGAGAGCCGCAAGGCATACGAGAACGCTGCCTTCCTCCTGCACAACCCATGGGTTCCCGGCTGGTGTTTGGGCGACCAGCTGAACGCAAAGGACTTGAAGAACCAGAGCGAGGAAATGCAGATGTGGCAGGATAAGATGGTGGACGCATACGTAGAGCGGTGCGAGTGCGACCGGGAAGAAATTCAAGCCTTGATGGATAAGGACATCTTCATCAATACCAGCGAGGCTTTGCGCCTAGGTCTTATCAGCAGCACCGTTTCAGCACTCAGCGCAAGCGCATCAAAACGCAATATCGAAAATTTTATTAATTCAAAACAACAAAATCCAAAAGCAATGGAGAAGAAAACAGAAGTAAAGGCTTCTCTCCTCGACAAGATTCTCGCCAAGTTGGGCGTGAAGACACTGGAGGAAGCAGAGCAGGCGGTGGCAGAGCCACAAGCCAAGGCAGAGCCAAAGGCGATGGAACTCAACACAGCAGACGGACAGACACTGACCGTAGAGCGTGAAGAGGGAGATCCACAAGTTGGCGACAAGGCAAGTCCGGACGGAACGTTCGAAATGCCGGACGGCAAGACAATCGTTGTCGAGGACGGTGTAATTACCGACATTCAGACCGCAGACAACACCGACAATGAGGGCGGTGAAGGCGGTGAGGGCGGCAGCGCATCAAGCACCGACAACGACACCGTAGCCAAGTTGCAGCAGCAAGTAGCAGCACTCAAACAGCAGTTGAACGACACCAAGGCACAGCTGGCAAGCGCGCAGAAACTTGCGAAGAGCAAGGAAGACATGCGCATCCTGAATGCCGTGAAGATGGCAGGCGGTGCTGAGAAGGTGTTGGCAGGCTACAGCAGCCACTACCAGCCAGCGCAGAGACAGCCAAGCGGCAAGGGCGCAGGCGACAACGTGAACGCTGTCGAGGAAGGCAAGAACGCTATCAAGGAGAGACTTGCCAAACTCCACAAAAAGGGCAAGAAGTAAAAGTATTAACCCATTAAATCAAAAGAAAATAATGGCAGGATTTACAAAACAGCAGCTTGAGAACCTTAAACTCGAGCCGGAAAACCTCGCAAGCATCAAGGATGCCGTGCAGGAAACCTTCTACCAAGATGAGGATTTTTCTTCATTCGTGAACATCATGAAGGTCAAGAACGATGATCCAATCGCACTTATCGGTGAGATGGAAATGGTCGGCAAGAAGGGTGGCGGTTGCGACCCTACCTACGAAGAGAAGGGTATCGCCAACTCTCAGAAGCGTTGGGAACTCGGGCAGTGGGAAATCCCTATCAAGATTTGCTACGAAGCATTGAAGGGTTCAATCGCAGAATACAGCCTTAAGACTGGTACAGCCATTGGCGACCTTACCAGCACCGACTTCATGACCATCTACACCGATGCACTCCAGCGAGCCATGCAGCAGATGATTTGGCGTTTCGGCTGGTTTGGCGACAAGGCGGCAGCATTGGCAGGTGCAGGTGGCGGCAAGCTGACAGCAGGGTCGGACGTTAGCATGTTCAACGTTTGTGACGGTCTGTTCAAGCGCATCTTTACAGCCACAGCGACAAAGAACCATACCACCATCGCAGCCAACAGTGAGGCTACGGCAGCAGCGCAGGTTTCAGCATTGCGCAAGAAGGGTGCAGCTACAGCAGTCGTAGACGCTATCTTGATGGACGTAGACACACGTATCATTGACGATAGCGATGCAGTGTTGCTCATGACACGTTCGCTTGCTGACGCATTGACCTACGACATCAAGCAGACCTACCACGATATTATGCCGTGGGAGAAGGTGTTCGATGGCTTCGATGTAGCGACCTACAACGGAGTGAAGATTGCTCGTGTCGGCATCTGGGATAGAATGATTAACGCATACGAGAAGGGCGAGACGACAATTAACCTTCCACACCGTGCGGTATTCTGTAACCCTAAACACCTTATGGTGGGCACTGATGCCGATGCACTCATTAGCGACCTCGACATCTGGTTCGACCAGAAGGAGCGCAGAAACTATCTCTATGCTACCGGTAAGATTGGCACGGCTCTCCTCGAAGAGGGCATGATCCATGCAGCTTACTAATCGCTCCTAATTTTCAGTTTAGTATTAAGTTATTTTTGACAGTCCTCAACACCCACAAAACGGTGTTGGGGATATAACAATTAAAGACGAATTAATATGACAACAACTTGCGAGAGCCTTATCGCCCAGGACATCATCATCCCTTGCGAAGACCAAGTAACAAAGGGACTGGAGGGCGATGGACTTATCATCAACCGAGACGACATCGACTTCACCAAGTCCGTTGTAGTGGGCAATATAATTAAAACATTAGTTTTGAAAACGGGCAAGAAAGCATACGCTATCCGGCAGGAAGGCAGCAAGCCATTCACTGGAACCAAGACCGAGCTGACCGTTGGCACGTATCGCAACAGCTGGAAGAATACCGTAGCAGTCGTGGTATTGGCAAACACACCTGACGTTTGCGCAAATATCATTGACGGACTGGCGAACGGAAAGTTCGTTATCATCCTGCGCAACCTCTCTAAGGGAGCGGACGGAAAGGCAGAGTACCAGGTATTCGGATATGCGCAGGCACTGAAGGCAAGTGCAGGCGAGAACGACAAGTACTCAGACGACACCGAGGGTGGCTGGCTTATCACGCTGGAAGAGGAGAGCGTACCGAAGGCAGCTTATTTCTTCTTCGACACAGACAGCGAGACCACAGCAGCCAAGTATAAGAGCCTTCTGACGGAAGCAGCAGCGTAGCCTATGACATACAAGGAAGCAACAGCCAAGGTCGGGGAGTTGAAGGCACGTTTCGACAGTCCCTTTGATGCAACCGACAAGGCAGTTATTGAAACTCTATATTTCGAGGTAACACGCAAGCGGTTAGTTCCGACAACCTGCCAGCAGTGTTACCACGATGCTTTAATCGAAATTTATCTAAAACTCAAAAAAGAAAAGGCAATGCCAAAAACATGTAATTACGCAATGAAGGCAGGTTTTATCATTTCCTGCCCGGATTTCTACCATGGTAAGATTTTCACTAACGAGAACCTGACCGACAAGGTAGCGCACGAATATCTGACGAAGTACCCACAGATGGAAAGCTACTTTCAGAAGATACCCAGCGAGGAACTCATCGAGAACAAGCAGCCGCCAGCAGGCAGCGACAGCGGTGCAGATGATACCGCAGGGAAAGATCCTGCCGAAAAAGCAGCAGGCAGCGACAAGAAAAAAGACCTCGACCAAGCCGAGAAAGCAGGCAAGGAAGAGTGACAAAACAACAAGTAAAACGACACAAGCAATATGAACGTCAAGACAGTTAAAAAGCCAAAGCGAAGGGTTGATGTTAGCTATGTCAGCCGATTCAAGATGCAGGCATACGGATATGATAATCTATATCCGCAGAACCTCGCACGCATCACGGAAGCAAGCGGAACGGCAATGCTGTGCCTTAACCGCTACGCCCGATTCATTGAGGGCTACGGCTTCGATAGCGATGTTATCGCAGCGTTAGCGATGAACCAGCAAGGGGACACGGCAGACGATTTACTTCGGAACGTATCGCAAGACCTCGCACGCTTTGGAGGCTTTGCCCTTCATGTAAACTACAACGTTCTAGGGCAGGTGTCGAGCGTGAGCCACGTACCCTTTGAAAATTGCCGCCTTGAAGAGACAGACGACAAGGGGAACGTGGCGCACGTCTTGTTGCATCCCGACTGGGAACAGAAGAAAACGAGGAACGGAAAGCGGTTGATGGTGAACGAGAAGACTATCGAGCGCATCAACGTCTTCAACCCCGACCCCGACATCGTTCTTGAACAGATTGAAAACGCAGGAGGCATCGACAGCTACAAGGGACAGATTCTGTGGCAGAGCCTAGACGGACAGTTTATCTATCCGACAGCCAGCTACGATTCAGCCATCACGGAGATTTCGACCGATGAGGGACTGGGAAACGTGAAGATGCGAAACGTCCGCAACAACTTCCTCGTATCGTGTATGCTCGTAACCAAGAAGGGCGTGCCCAAGTTCGATGAGAAAGGCGAAGAGGTGGAGAGCGGACAGATGATTTCCGATGAAGACCTTTTGCAGTTCCAAGGGGACGAGAACACAGCGAAGATTCTTGCGGTCGAGGTGGAGAACGAGGAAGACGAACCGAAGGTTGTTGCCTTCCCGACAAAAAACTTCGACAAGGAGTTTTCCGTGACCGACAGCAGCGTTATCGAGCGCATCTACGCACAGTTCCACCAAGAACTCTTCTACTCCATCCGTATTGGCAAGCTGGGATTCAGCGGACAAGTTATGCAGGACGCATACGAGTACTATGCAGGCGAAGTGACGACCGAGCAGCGATTCATCGAGCGAGCATTCAAGAAGATTTTCAAGAACTGGCAAGACCCAGCCATTCAGAACCTAGACCCCAAGCTACAGCCGCTAAAGTATATCAGCAGCGAGGTGTCAGGGAATAACACGATAGATTAATTGATTGAGCCTATGGGAGGACAGACAAGAAAACAACTTATCACGGTAGACCAGTTCCGAGAACTGGCACGACCTACCAGTACACACCTAGATGAGGATGATGTTAACGCATACATTCGTGAATGCGAAGATGCGAACATCATACCAGCCATCGGGTGGGAACGGTTCAAGGCAGCGACCGAGCAGGGAGAGTGGGGCGATTCAGTATTGCCCGATTTCCAGCCTGCAACTTTCCTGGACGGTGGCGAATACACCACCAAGAAGGAGAGCGATTGCAGTCAAGACGAAACCAAGGTGCAGAAGTACACCAGCGGAATACGCAAAGCACTCGCTTATTTCACGTATGCGAGACTTTTTCGTGCCGATGGCACAATTATAAGCCGAGCAGGTGGAATGCGCCACAGAGACGATTATTCAGACCATGTTCAAGATGCATCGAACAACAAGCAATACAACGACATCATAGATATGGCAGAAAGATATTTATCCGATGCACTCGAATACCTAAAGCACTTCACCACGAAAGGGGAAGTGAAGAAACAGCGAGGAACGAGGGCACACATTCACGCAATAGGAGATTGATATGGCAACAATAGACGAAATTAAACAGCAGGCGGCAGCGATCAAGAACGCTACGCAGGTGGGCGAGAACACAGCCGAGAGGGTAGGTGGTGCTCTCGCTGGCCTTGCGGATATTGCCAAAGCACTAGAAGACAATATCGGCAAGAAGGCAGACAAGGAAGAAATGAACCGTCTCCTGGCGACAAAAGCTAATACTGCTGATGTTGACACAAAGTTTACAGAAGAGAAGAAGCGTGTTGATGCTGAGCTTGATAAAAAGGCTAATGCGGCTGATGTGGCTTCTAAGTTTACAGCGGAAGCTGCTAGGGTTGATGCTGAGCTTGATAAAAAGGCTAATGCTGAGAACGTTGAACAATCGTTCTTAGAGCAGACAACTAAGAATACAGAGCAGGATGCCGAGATAGCCAAGAAGGCTAATGCTGAAGATGTCAATAATTCCATGCAAAAACTTGACCAAAAGTTGAACAGAAACCTTCTCGCCATCGAGTTTGACGATGATACTGGCGAACTCAATGCTATCATCGGACAAGACTCCACCATCAGCTCTGTTTCTACAGATGATGATGGGAATGTAATCATTGAACAAGAAATCATTTAAAAATAACAATATGAGCGCAACGACAAAATTAAACATCGGTAAGATTCCGATTTCAAAGGGAGAGTACCTGGAAGGTACTGCTTACCAGCGTCTGAACCAGGTGACCATGCTTGGCTCGACGTACCAGAGCAAGATTGACGACAATACGTCTGCTCCTGCCCAGATGGGAGCGGACGGAGCCGTTGAGAACATCAACACGGACAAGTGGCTCTGCATTGCGGTTGGAAACGTTTCAGCCGCAAAGAAAGTCGTGTACAATAACGAGACCAGCGGCCTGGAGGCCGGAAACGTGCAGGAAGCCATTGATGAGGTGGGTTCCAAAGTTGGTGACTTATCAAACAGGTTTATAAACTTCTTGGTATTCAAGAACCCAAAGAACATTACGGATGTTACCGAGAATTTTATGGATAATACTGTAATTCAAAATGAAGAAATCACAACAAATGCAGGGTTTACAGTTTTTCATACGCTAAAAGTAGATAACACAAATGGAGCAAAAACCATATACCTTTATGCTAATTTTGAGGTTTATGGGACTGCAACGTTTGGGGGCTTTAAAAATATCCTCATAGTTGACAGTCAAAACAATATAAGAAAGGCGGACATTCTTTTAGGGAAAAATTGTGTTGCCATACCAGTAGGTTTTATTGGCTACTTTGCATTCAAAAAGGCAAATACAGACATTCATTTTGTAGAGTCATTCTATGAAGACTCTAAACAGGAATTGATAAATACTATCATGTATGCCAACTCGATTGTTCAGACAGTTGAGACTTATCCTATATATGATAGAGAGATAGAGTTTTTAAATGATGGAAAAATTCTTGAAAGCAATGGAGAGTTAACAAATAATTCAGGCTATAAGACTACTGATTATCTAACAACAAAAGATGGTAGTAGCTTAGACATCATAACAACAACATTTGATGGATTTTCTTCATCATTAAGTAATGTTTGTTATTATACAGATGATGAGCACCACAACTTGCTTGAAAGTTTCAATATTAAGAGTAGCAAATCAGGTGTGAATTTTGCTGTCATTAAAGGATGCTCTGTCAGATTCTCTATTAAAAAGGAGGAAACTGCGGTATTAAAAACAACTTATTCAAGCATTTCCAAAGAAAAATACCTTGACTCTTTTTTATCAAAAAACATTAGTATTGACAATGACTTATATAGAGCAGACAAATTGATTGCTCCGTCAGAAGTGATAGAGAGTTCATTTATTACCGACAAAGGGCAAATAATTAAATTTGAAGATGCAAAATATAAAATATACAAGTATGATGTAAGCACATTGCCCGACATTATAATGATAAAGGGAACAGGTGGTGTCTCTATAGATACAACGCTATATATGTTTACCGACATTAATAATGTTTGGAATGGATTGGATAAAAGATATACTCAAAAAGGTATAGGGAAATTTGAACATATAGTAAAAGTACCTAAAAAAGCATCTTATTTATACTTAGAGAATATAGTTTCTACGCAGGCAGGTCTTGACAAACCACAAGTATATTCGGTGAAAAGTAAAGTAGATGCTGGATATAGCATAATGTCCACAGAATCAACTATACAAGAATCATTTATTACTAATTTAGGAAAAATCAGTAATATTAAGGATTCAAGGTTCTTTATTGACATTTATAATGTTTCTGCCTATGCTGGAGGAAAGGTTATACTTGATGGAAAAGTTGGTTTTTCAGCAAGTACTGTTCAATATGCTTTCTCTGATACAAACGATTCAATATACCAGAGTCAAAGCTTGAGAGTACTTGCAGAAGGAGAGAAGAAACAGCTTTCCATGGAGGAAGTTTATGTTCCACAGGAAGCTAAATACCTATTCATCAGCAGATATACTGCTAATGGGGATTTTAAGGTGTATGGTATTTTTTCCAAGGATACGCAGGAAGTTATATCAGAGAATTGCCGTAGCATTCAAAAAATAGAAGGTGACAACACCTTTAAGATATATGACTCTGATGTGTTAATATGCCCAATATACGGACAGTCTTTAGCTATTGGAGGAGAAGCGTACCCTCTTATAACTAAGAAAATAAAATATAAGGGATTGCAAGTTGATGAAAATATAAATGATGTATCTATAAATGCTAGTAGTAAAGTTGAGTTAGCGTATTATGGCTTGCAAGAAGGTTTAATTTCTTCTTACTGTAACACTCACAATTTAAATTATAAGCAAATAGCTACAAAAATATGTAGCTTTTGTTATGGGCTTGGTTCTACCTCTATACTCAAATTTGTCAAGGGAGAAGAGTTATATGACTCATTCCTTGCAAAGATAAAACTCGCCTATGACAATGCAAAAGAAAAGGGAAATAATACAGTAAAAGTACCTGCGGTAGTTTACATACAAGGAGAGGCAGACTTGGTTCCACATACGCAGCAGTACAAAGAGTTATTAGCCCAACTTCAAGTTGACTTGAACACGGACATAAAGGCTATCACGAAACAAGAAGAGGATATTCCAATAGTCCTGTACCAAACGAATCAACTAAACATAGGAGGATTAGATGATGGATTCAGTTCTTTTAAGAGTACCGTTCCTACATCGCAGATGCAGCTTATCCGTGACAATGATATGTTTATAGCAGCCACTCCATTTTATTGGATGGATTATTACAATGAAAACATTCACATAACAGGATATTGGCAAAAGGTTGCTGGGTATTTTTATGGCAATGCCATATTAAACTATATAGATGGAAGATTCTCTAAAGGTGTTGTACCGTCAGGAATTTCTGTTTCCGAGAATGATATTGTAATAAAATACAATACTCCATCACTTCCTTTAGTTGTTGATACAGAAACTGTAACAAAAGTAGGGGATAATTTTGGATATAATGTCATTAAAAGCGACAAAACAGACATTCTGGTTTCTGTTGAAGTTTACAGAGAACAAGTTGTACTTCATTGTTCTGAAAGTCCAATAGGTTGTAGAGTGAGATATGGAATAAATGGAAGTATAAATAAAGCTGGCTGGAAAGAAGGACCTAGGGGAAATATCAGAGATTCCTCAATTATTCCTATAGACGTAAATGGACAAAACTTTATAGCTCATAATTGGGCATATATGTTTGACGAATTAATAAACGAGTCTTGAACTCTAAGTCGCTGAGTTTAGAAATTTTAAAATGAGACAATATGAAAAAGAAACAATTACATGAAGCACTAGCAGTGCTTCTGACCAAACTATCATCGGCAAGGGACAATCCCTTGCTGATGGATAATTTCGTGACGAAAGCCTTGCGCACGGTTCTTTTGGATTACAAGAAATCAGGCGAGCTTCACGAAGCATACAAGGAGCAGATACAATCCACGCTGGAGAGTAACAACCCCTGGGTAGCTATGATGATGAAGTCGATTGGCGCAGATCCTTCTATTAAGAAGAGCATGACCGATGAAGCCATTGACGGAATGATTGATTCTATGTTAGGCAACGATTAAAACATTTTATATATGAATGACAAGGAGAAAGAACTATGGCGAGTTATAGACAACGTAATCAAGTGTTGCGCTATTGAACTGCCGAACGGAGAATTAAGTATTACGAGAGAAGATGTTCTCGGCAAGTCGAGAGCAGAAAACCTCGTAATGACACGATGTATGGTCGTTGAGCAGATGATACACGCAGGATTCAGCATAACGACCACTGCGACCGTATTAAACCGCACCGTTGCAGCAGTGAGACATCTTTGCAAGATGGCTTACACCTATATCAGTACGTCTCGAGTTTATCGACTTGCCACGGCACAAGCGACCCTTCTTAACAAGGACGTTGAGCCGATTTGTATTTAAGAAACAAAAAGAAAATAACCAAAAGCGTTCTTTGAAAATAATTCGATAAATACCAGTGTACTAACTTTTTGGAGCGAGCCAAAAATCAGAGTAACTTTGCAGCGGATTCCAGTATTTGGTTTCCGTAACGTAATTAACTCAAAATTTTATGGCAGACACAATCGAAAAAGTCTATTGCACTGGGGACGGTGGCAATGACAACCTAGCAGCAGCCTTGCTCGCTAGAGGTAGAGACAATGATCCAGCGACTATGCTGGCAGCAATGAACGGTGGTATGGGCAACTGGATGAATAACCCGTTTGCCTATATGATGATGATGGCTTGGATGCGAGACTGGAATAACCGTGGCGGCAATTTGCAGGACACGGAATTGCAGAATCAGATTGCGAGCCTTCGCACACAGATGCAGGACGGCAATAATACGGCTCTCCTGATGGACGCAGTGAAGGGCAACAGCGTTTCTCTTGGTCAGCTGGCGCAGAATCTTAACTGCGATATGAACCAGCTGCAGAATGCAGTCTGTGGCGTGCAGGCAGCAATCCAAGATGTAGGCGGCAAGGTTGGTCTCAGCGCAGAGCGAGTAATCAACGCAGCGAACCTCGGAAACCTCAACATCATCCAGCAGTTGAAGGACTGTTGCTGCCAGACACAGCAGAACATCAACCGTATGGGCTACGAGAACCAGCTGGGGCAGAAGGATATTATCAACTCAATGCAGCGAGGATTCGACTTCAACAACCGCAGCATAGAGCGAGGCTTCTCGGCACTCGGTTTCCAGCTTCAGCAGGACAAGTGCGACATCATCCGCTCGAACCAAGACAACACCCAGCGCATCGTTGACGTTCTCAACAATCACTGGCAGCAGGATTTGCAGCAGAAGTACAACGATGCACGCCTGGAGTTGAGCCAGCAGAGACAGAACGCTGAACTTATTGCAGCGTTGAAGACCACCACAACCACCACTGGAGCGTAGGCGGTCTGAACAAAATCTATCAAGGGGCAACTCGCTGTTCTATCAGTGAGACCCCTTTTTGTCTATTTATTGAATTATCTAAAAAGAGCGCATCATGGAATTTAAGAATATACAAAGAAATCACCCGGTCTATCTGCTAGACAAGCAGACGGTGGAAGTTAAGGAAGGCAAGGTCGTAGACAACCAGCCGCACATCAACACTGGCATCGCAACCATTTCCAGCAGCGGACAGCCAATGCGAGACGTAACAATCGAGGTGGAGGGAAAGCAGACCATCTACACTATACCCGAACACCTCGGAGTTACCTTTGCAGGCGAAACCGTACTGGCAACCGATAAGGCAGACCTTTTGCCCGAAGTTGGGAAATTGGTAAATGAAGCCGATGAGATAATCAAGGCATACGAGCCAAGCAAGGAGCGGAAAGCCAAGGGCGAAGAACTTCTTGCAGCTTTGAACCCGGCAATCAAGGAAAAGCAGGAAACCGAAAAGCGTTTCAAGGCACTTGAGGGCGATATAAGCGGCATTCGTGGCATGGTTAAGCAATTACTCGACAAACTAGGATAGGAGGGCGCACAATGAAGAAAATTATCGTTTTGCGCCATTCTTGCGATAGCGAGGAAGAGCGACACCATCACCAAGAGAACGACATCATCCACAGCTTACCATACGAGAAGGCAGCAAAGGCACTCATGGGAGCCAGTGGGTACGTGGCATACGTTGCCAAGCACGGCTACCACTTCACGAAACAGCTAGCAATCAAGGCAAGCGAGCAGATGAAGAACGTAGACGGAACGAGCCACCGGTGGACGGTAGACGAAATCCGGCTGGCGACAAACAACGAGATAATCTCAAAGGGCACAACCCTCGGGGATATTCTCTATTTGGCTAATATGGCTTATGCGGACTTCTACCCGAAGGTAATCAAGACCGAGAGCGACTGCGTACAGTATGCTATTGCCGTAGCCAGTGATCCGGACGGATACGAGGGTATGGCATTCTGCAGGTGGACGGCAGACATCATCGGGAAGGGTGTGACCATCGACTGGGAGAAATTGGAATAACCAAAAAAAATAAATTGATATGAGCGAAGTATTTCACGATTTTCAGGTGCACCATCTTTATTTGTGCGCCCTAGTAATTTTTATCTGTTTCGCTACAATTCTGATAGCGATGACAATTGACCTGATAGCAGGCATACAGAAGGCGAAGGAACTGCATGTTGCAAGAACGTCAACCGGTTTGAAGAAAACGTGCGACAAAGCGAAGAAGTATTTTCCTACATTTCTCATCGCTGCGCTTATGGACGTGGCTACGTGTGTTATCTCTCCCTTCCCTATGTTCGCCATCGCCTGGACGGTGTATCTGCTTTTGTGCGAGTTCAAGAGCATACGCGAAAAGGCATACGAGAAGGCAGAGATACGAAAGCAAGACCGCACGATGCAGGTGATCCTCGAGAATAAGGACGAAATAGCGAAGGCGGTTGTCGAGATAATGAAGGAAGAAAGGAAGAAAGGAGGAGATAATGAGGATAACTAGAGCGCAACTTATAAAGGTAATGCCGAATGCAGGCAGCAGGGCAGACACCTATCTTCCAATCATCAACGGATGGGCAGAGCATTTCCACATTAATACTCCTTTGCGAATGGCGCACTATCTCGCACAGATTGCCCACGAAAGCGGAGAGTTGAGATACACCAAGGAACTGGCAAGCGGCAGAGCCTACGAGGGCAGGAAAGACCTCGGCAACACCCAGCAGGGCGATGGCGTGAAGTACAAGGGCAGGGGATTGATACAGATTACCGGGCGAGCCAACTACCGGAAGTATGCCAATTATTGCGGCTTCGATGTTGTGGGCAGTCCCGAACTTCTGGAGCGTCCTCTGGGAGCAACGAAATCCTCGATGTGGGTATTCGACACCTTCGGCTGCAATGAGTTGGCAGACCAAGACAACTTGAAGGCTATCCGAAGGAAGATAAACGGAGGCTACCATGGACTGGCAGCCTGCGAGAAGTATTTGAAGCGAGCCAAGGAAGCCTTAAAAATCAAGGTGCTTGCGTAATAAACACATCAATCTAAAGTTTATAAAGTATGGAAAATTCAAGAAAAGGGCGAAATTTGCGTTCTGTGGCGTTATTTCTCGTCATGCTTATAATTACCCCACTTTTGATTTTGGGCTGTTCCTGCGCCAAAACAGCGCAAAATAACACGGTTTATCACGACAGCGCACACACCAGTGCAAGACGTGACAGCGTGAACCAGCGACAGATCCACTGGCAGGACACCCGGCAGGGCGACACCGTAATCAAGCAGGACAGCGTGCTTGTGTACATCAAGGGCGACACTGTAATCAAAGAGCGGTGGCACAATCTTACGACCACCAGATGGAAGACAACGACCAAGACGGACACCATCGTGGGCGACATTTACACATTCGTGACCGACACCACAAAGGTCAAGTATTACGTGAACCGATACAAGACCAAGGAGGTAGAGAAGCCAGCGAGCACATGGCACAAGATAAGATTATTCGCTGGCGATTGCGTATTGCTATTCCTGGCAATCCTTGCAGTTTGCTGGATAAAGGAGCGCATCAAGAAGAGAGTTCAATAGGTTCAATCATAATATCAATCTTTAAAAGGGCAGGAAGCGCAGGAGAGCGTTTTTCTGCCCATTTTTTGTGCGAAGAACACTTTTCATTGAGAGAAAAGGGGTAGGGGATATGAGAGTTAGATTATATTCATTCTAGCTAATGCGTGCAGGTTATTATTATATAGAGCGTGGAAAACGTACCGAGAACGACCGAAAACGACCGAAAATAGCCGTGCTTACGACATAAACAGCCAATAAAAGTTAAAATATTAATATCTTTCGGGAAAAGTTTTGGTAGAACCGAAAAATATTAATATCTTTGCATCGTGTTTAGGAGATAAGCACATTAAACATTCAGTAACTAAGCCCTAGGCAACACGGTTAAGCCAGAGAAAAATGAAAAAGCCAAATTCAAACGTTTTAGAGTTCACAACAAAGTTTATCAACTCAAACTTCCGTATTAAGGTCTTCGGACGCACAGAGGATGGCAAGAAGATAAACACACTCGTAGGAGTAAGCGGAATCTTGAAGCTCATCGGAGCAGAACTCTTCAATAAGTTTATCAAGCGAGCATTGAAGGCTGGTATGGACGCTTGCCGCTGCGCACTCAGAAGAGGATTGGTTGTAACATTATACGCAAAGTAAGAAAGGAGGGATGAGTTATGGAAATAGCAATCAACGGAATGAAGGCGGTAGGATACTTTAAGGATGAAGACAAGTTCATCAAGCGTGGCGAGTACAAGGAGACCGAACTAGACAAGCGCAAGCGTGAGGTCGATTTTCTGATTCTCAGTGTTGGCAATCGTTGGGAGATTCGCTTTAATCATCCGGTCAACCTAAAAGAGAATCGCAGTATCAAAAAGAGCGAGTATGCGGATAATGTGTACCACGTTACTTCTAACGCTTTGGAGAAGCTAAAGAAACAATACTCTTACGAGTGTGATTTTTAATGAATATGATTACAATATCACAAGAACAGCAATGCGGAGAATGTGGCTACCATGTGTACCACTTCTCCCCAGTTTCACAAGATTACGACTATTATACGTGCAAGTTGGGGTTATGCCCAAGAACGTGCAACGCAAGTTTCTAACAATAAAACATTTTACGATTATGAAGAAGTTTTTAGTGATTCGAGAGTACATCGACCCAGTAATGACGCCAAGTGTTTATGCGCAATTTGATGATTACGAAAGTGCAAACAAGCTTGCTAAAGAGAAAAATAAGGGCACGCAATTCGTGAAATATTTGGTTTTCGAACAGAGTAAATAATGAAGATATGTTAGCACTTATAAGAGCGGAAGACCGCAAGGGAAATGTTGTCGGGATAAAAGAAATCGAGTTCGACAACAAAAAACAAAGAATGATGCAAGCAAAGGCGTTCGGGCGCAACGTAGGGGCATTTAAAGTTTACATTAACTGGGCGACTGGCATGGAGATATATACCCCTTCCGAACATTGCTTTGAGAGAATAAACAGATAACAATTTCAACAGAATTATTAACCAGCAGGGTGTAAGCCCTGCACAATTTATCAAGATATGAAGGAATACGACAAGATACCAGCACAAGCAGTGGTAGAGGTAACGACCAGCTGGGGAAGAACCTGCTTAAAAGAGATTGGGCGAGACCTCAAGGAAGGCACGGTGCTCGATGGATATTATTATCCAGTAAGCAAGGCTTTCGACTTTGAATGGAAGGGAGAGGGCGCAATGCTGTGGATCGGGGACAACGGAAGACTTGTAAGTCTCGGAGAAGGGCAAAAGCATAAATACATGATGCTATCCCGAATGCTATCCGATTGCAAGTACTTCCTTCGCTACCCATACTGGCGACACCTCTATTTCCCGAGCATCGCCCGGCATTGCAAGGAAATGCGCCAGTACTGGCTGGAGTTGAATATCAAGCCGGAGTGGTTATCTTATAAGCAGATCGGCAGGATTGAGCACAAGATGAACAGAATGAAAACCAAGTTGGATAGACAACTGAAGATAGACCATTTAAAAGAGACAGAAGACAATGACAGAACAAGAGTACAGAGAAGCCCTGCACGAAATCAACGTGAAGGCTGAGAACGAAAGAAGAATGCTGGCAAGAGCATTTGCTACTGAGCACAGCTCAGTTTTGGTAGGAGATTATATCAGCGACCACTGCGACACGATAAGGGTTGAAAGCTGGGAGATTTCGAAGAGAACCCACGAATACAACTCCTTGCCTTGCCTGGTATATCGCGGTATGACCTGCAAGAAGGATGGCACGCCACGAAAGAACCCGAAGAGGTGTAGCATCTATCAGTGCAACCTTTTGCGAGTAAATGGAGAACCAGTAAAGAATCACGGATATGGAGAATAATAGAAGAAACATCAAGAGAACGAAGAAGGGTGCTGGCAAGACGGTCAAGCTAGTTGGCATACAGATAGACAACGACCTGCTGCCTTTCCTCAACGCATTACCCAACAAGTCGCGATTCATCAATGATTTGTTGAGAAAGAAATTTTTTGGTAAATAATTTGGTGGTTTCAAAGGAAAAGCGTACTTTTGCATCACTGAATGTTTAAAGTGGTCTCCACTTATTACCCCAGCGGCTCGACTTTTTCACCGCTGGGGTATTTTTAGTATGCTCGGCATGAGTTTATTCTAATGGGTGCAAGTCCCTAACAAGCCCTAATAGCGGGAATTGTATAGCC